GGACACTTCATCAGTTCGCCCTTCTCGGCGTTGTATTGGTGAGCCTTCTCGCTAGCGTAGTTGACAGCTTTACCTCCCCATGACGCGAGCATCTCTTCGGTCTTGGCAGGGATTTCGATCTTTGTCTTCTTGGTGAAGTATGAAGTTGCTTTCCCGATGAGTGCGGTCATGAGTACCATCAGCAGCGTTGCCATCAGTTCAATCACGTGAGTCATGACTCGACTGAGTGCAGGGCTAGCTGATTCTGCTACCACGGGTTCTAGTGCTGAGACTTTTTCTGGTTCAGCTGACGGAGCTGGGGCAGGTTCGGCTGCTGGCTCTGCCACTGGAGCTGGTGCATCAGGTGTCGTCGCCGTAGGTGTTGCCGCAGGCGCGGGTGTTTCCACAGCTGGTTCAGCAGCGGGTGGTGCTTCTTGCGCGAATGCGCTTTGGCCTGAGAAAGAGACCAGGATTGTGATCAGAGTTATTTTGGCTAGGTGTTTCATTATTCTGTTCCTTGAGCAGTTAGTAAGTCCGTGCGCAAGCGAATCAATCGATCTCGCTGAGCGTCAAACTTAGTGTTGAAGCGCTGTCTGTTGTACTCGATTGCATTGATTCTCTCGTCGAGTTGCGCAACAGACTCAACAAAGACCGTGCGCTCGCTGCTCTCAGTGATGATGTACTGATCAGTTCCACGACCATCCTTGTACGACGGGTGTCCTGGTTGCAGCTGTTCTACCGTGGTTTCTTTTTTGGGCATGGTTTTCCTATCCGTCTATGTTGAGTCCGATGTCTGTGAAGGCTGTTGGGTCGAGGGCTATGTTATTAGCTACATCTCGTCGTGCTTCAGATGCTATGCCGTTGTACGACTGCGATGTTGCACCCTCAATTAGGTTGCCAACACAGTAGGCTGGGGTACCGGCAGCGACTTTGGCACCATCAACCACCCAAGCGCCGCTGCAAAACATCATGTTGCCTGAGATCATAGTTTGGGCCTCAGCGCTGAGATCGATAAAGCGAGTGCCAGAACCTGAGCCTGAGGTGATTGAGATATGGTTGCCACAGACCGTGGAACGGAAACCACCTGAGGCGAAAATACCAAAGACTAATATGTTGGTTCCTGCTGAAAGCTCAACAACATTGTTGTTGATGGTCTTCAGTGCGAGGTCGTAGCAAGTGATGCCATCTGCCTCATCTACATTAGATATGATGACGTTTCCGCAAATTGACCAACCACGAGAATCTGTAGTGTCACCACGCAGAGCCAAACCCGTGTCGGCATTGGTCACGATGTTGTTGGATACAACGAACCTTCCAAATTTTGTGGTGCCGTTTTGCGGAACATCGATGTCGATGCCTGTGAGACATGACTGACTCAGGTAGTTGACCTGGCTTGGTGCAATGATGTTCCCAGTAACAACCACGTTCGATAGTGCGGAGTTTCCGGCAGTGTTCTGTTCAAGGTAGATTCCGTAGACCTGCGTGTCCTCCAACTCCATGCGGTTGTTGCAGATGTTCATGCCGTTGCCACACTCCTGCACCACAATGGCCCCGGTTTTATTCGCGGAGGACACAGTGAGGAGTCCGTCAATGGTGTTGTGGCTGATGTCCACGATGTTAGTGGAGAATGAGGACAGACCCTTGCAGAGAATTCCTGCGTGCTGCGCCGAACAAGAAGCGTTACCTACGGCACGAATCGTGTTCCCGTTGATGGTTACGCCAAAACTTGGCAGAGCTGTTCTGATGCCGATGCTTCTACCGGTCCCTGTCGTCCCATTGATGGTCATGGTGTCAATGATGTTGTCGCAGATCTGCATAGTTTGCAGAGTCGAGCCTTCACACCAAATACCGACTGATCTAGAAGCGTCGGCAGCAACACTTGAAATGGTGTTCCCAGAAATATGACCGTTGGCTATGCTGGTTACGAAAATTCCGTAAGCAAAATCAGGACCATTGAAGACCCCGATGCTGTTGATTACGTTGTTCTTGATCTCCGTGACAACAAAGCCAGACTCACAGATGATTCCTGAGACTTCATTGTCTGTGGCATCGGACATGCCATTGATTCTATTGCCAGTGATTATGGCAGTGTCTGCGTTACAGACGATGCCTTGCCGACCGGAACCAGAGCTGTTCTCTATCAGGTTGTCGGTGATTTTGTGGTTTGGGTAAAGCTCAAGGCCAACAATCGCTATGCTCCTACCGCAGTTGTAGAATTGATTGTTTGACCAAGTACCATCCTCAACCGCATCAGCGTGGATGCCTACGCCAGCGGTCGCTACAGGTGCACCTGTCTCTTCAATCTCATTGTGCGATACGTCGATGCCGATGATGGCGTCTGCGTTGACGACAGCGACTGAGGCGAAACTGATACCAATCTGCCCAGCAGCATACGTGATCTTGTTTCGACTAACGTGCACGTTGCGCGTGCTCACTGCGATGTTTGGACCAGGCTCGAAGTGGACCAGTCCATCGCTGCAATCCGATGAGCAATCGAGTATGCGAACCTTTTGACAACCTGGCCCGACGAAGATTCCAGTAGATGTACTGTCGCCATTGGTGAAAGTACAGCCCATGACGATGAGGGGACCGTGCGTCTCAGCACCACCTACCTGCTCGATGCCATATTGGTTGTCTGCTCCTAGATCAAAATCGCAGGATCGAAGTGTGACGTTTGTGCTTGTGACTGAGAAACGCGCCCCTCGACTATTCGCACCAGCTGCACCGAGCATGCTGCAGCGCTCAAACACAATGTCGTGGTAGGTGCCATCAATACCAAGAGTTGACGTAGTTCCGAAGGTGAACTCCGTGTCGCATACGTAGCCAGAGACTACGCCACTGCCTGTGGCTAGCATGCTGGTGATGAGGCAACGCTGGATATTGATCTTTCCTCCGTTGGTGATTTCTAGGCCACTCAGACTTGTGCCTGTGGCGAGGATGTCCACGCCCTCAATCGACAGGCGAAGACCTGCCCCTGTGTAGGTGATTGCTGGTACAGCTCCGCCTGCGTCGATGACTGAAGACCCCTTATCCCCGATGAGGTGTACGTTCTTACTGAACGTGACGGTTGTTGCACCAATGCTGTATAAGCCTGCCTTGACGTAAATGATGCCACCACCAGCTGGCAGCGAATCATGCGCAGCCTGTAGTGCCGCTTGTGCACTACCGCTCTGCACCGAGTTGAAATCGCCCCAAGTGGCTACACCATCTCCGACAGACACAGTGTTGGACCTAGCGCCCAGGAGTCCGCCTGCACGCGAGAAGTAGCGTGGCTCTGCTACGAAACTGTTCGGAGGTGCTAGGTCACCAACGTCAGATCCTGCTTGGCCACCAAACTTCAGCTCACGCAGCTGTCCAGCCAGAAAGTCAACGTACCGCTTCAGGTTCTCGACCTGCAGGTCTGATCGATCTTCACCTGTTCCTGTGGGGTCAAGTCCAATCAGTGCGCCACGTTCTTCGTTGGCTTGGTAAAATCTTGAACGCCCATCCTCAGTACCAGAAGTCGGAAGCGCTGCAGTGATGCGCTCAACCAAGAAGTCTGCGCCTGCTATGATGATCGTGCGTTCACCTTTTAGGTGGTTCGCCGTGAGAGCTGTGCAGGTAAGCACACCATTGCTCTGGTCGTTGACAGAGACCACAACGTCTTCCTGATTGCCGCCTCCTGGGTCGAGTCGCAGCGTGAAGCTCTGCGGCATAGCTCGCGTATTGAGTAGCGTGATCGCAGTGGCTCCAATGCTGGCATCCGCAGAAACGACAGAGCGCAGAGGTGACGTAGTGCCTCCAGAAATCAACCCACCAGCGACTGTGAGAACTGCCACCGGAATCTTCGTTGAGCTTGGGTCGGATGTACTATCGAATGCTGTTGTCGAGATCGGAGTAACGATCTGCCAGTCCGGTGTTATCCTTGTTGCAACGGTTTGACTGAACTCGCGACCAGGCTCAACACCAGCACCATTGTTGTAGGTTGTGTCCCAAAATGCGCGTGCGTCTGAGTCCGACTCGGTCTCTGTGAACTCCACCTCGATGAAGTACGTTGCGTCACCGACTAGCGTTGCTGATCGCGTTGCATCTTCGTCATCCTCGTTGTTGATGATCTTGCCGTCGCGGTCGTAGCCGATTCCGTTGTGGATGGAGAACAGACCTGGAAATGATCCTTGGTTCGCAATCTCCGTGAGGAAACCTTCAGCGATTACCGAAGAACGATCCTGGTACACCAGCTTGCGGTGCAACTCAGCAGTCCCTCGACTAAGCACTGATGTTGCTTGTTTGAAGTCTGGGATATCCACCCGACCGTTTGGCAGTATGTTGGCGTTCTTTGGCATTTCAGTTACCTCTACGTGTTTTCCAGGAATTCAATCTCGACGCCAGCGGCACGCACGAGTTCAAAGAGGGCAGTTAGGCAGATCGTTGCGTCTGGTGGCATCAGCATGGCGTAGTCCGTACCCAGCTCACTTGGGATGGACTCAACAGGTGAGAGCATCACAGTCTCACCCTTTGTGTACCCGCTCAGGAACACGGTTGGCTGCGCTAGATCCAGTGTGTTGGTGTCACGATCTACGTAGGACACGGTTAGTGGTGCGCCTGCGTGAAACTCAACGTAGTCACCCGCGTTGAATGTTCCTACGATTGCCGCGCTCAAGGTGAGTCTATTGAGTCCTGTGTCGTTGGTGATGACTGTGGCGTATTCCCTGTGCGGCAACCCTTCACCGACCAGAATTGCGTATGGGTTGGCTGCGTCTGGAAACACGCTAGTATCTGCGAACTCCAACACAGTAGTACTCACCACAGAGATGATCCGTCTGCGGATGTTGGGTCGCTCTTTGCCAAAGTTCAACCACACAATGCCACCAACATCTGGGAATGCAGCACCAGACAAAAGCTCAATTTTGGTGGTCAGCGGTTCAACCCTGTGCCCTTCCACTGTTGGGCTCAGTGATGGCCCTGTGTGCGCGAAGACTGTTGGGTCAACAGTGAGTATGTCGTTGAGTAGTCCGATGGTTTCACCTGGTGCGTGCACCACTGTCGTGGGGCTCAACAGCGTGAAGTTGCCTGGAGCTGCTGCAGAGTTTTGTGTGACGGTAAGGATCTCCTCATTGCCGCCGCCTTCGTCGATGATGATCCGGTAGCCTGCGATGTTGATTCCGTCTGCTTGCGGGAATGCCGTGGTGTCCACGCCCTGAATAGTCAGAGCCCCTGGGTCGGGAACAGGTGCGATGTTCACGGTAGTGACTGCATCACCTTTCAGCGTCCTGTCGTTGATGGTGAGATCTTCAGCTCCGCCTGTGGCGCGTCCGAGTCGCAGTGTGAATGGAGTGAACGGAGTAGCTGGCCACGTGAACGCGCTCAACACTTCAAGGCACTTCTGTCCTGCCAGGGCGGCTACAGCCAACCTTGTTGGTGAAGGAATAGCCTCATCAAGTTGTGTGCTGATGGTCGATGGTGCGCGTTGTGTTGCGTCGTAGAGATACGGTCCAGGGAATTGGTTCGTTGTTAAGTTTCCCTGCTCAAGATTTGTCCCTGGATACACCTCACGGATGAGCGAAACAGGTGTTCCTGCAAGTTTTGAGAAGCCAAGTTGTTGCGTTAGGTGGAGCTGTACTCCTGTCTCCTCACGGAGGACATAGAAGCGTGTGATCGTCCCGTCGATCAGAATCAGTCCCGCCTCATCAGGAAATCCTGAGATGTCAGTGACATCGAGTATCAAATCGGTACTTACTGCGGGACCAGACAGTGTTGTAGCGAATGCTGCAGGAACTTCACCGTGTAGCCAACTGGCGTCACGAAGTCGAAGATCGGTGTTCATGCTAGGCGCATAGACTTTGATCTTTCGATGCTCTGTCTCGAACAGCTCCCAGCCCACACCAACCTGGATCACCGAGCACGTCTCCACGGTTGCTCCAGGGTCCACAAGCTCAACGGACTCACCAGCTACGTGGTCGTTCTCCAGTGGCCTACGCAGGTGAAGCACGTCGGCCACAACATCGTTGGACTCATACTCTCGTGTTTCTTGGTTGGCTCCGTTGAAGTCCAGGCGAAGGAAACCTTGTCCAGGGAATGGTCTTGTCGCGTCATCGTCCAGTTTTATGAAGACGCGACCATTGGGTGCGTCTGCGTCCAAAACCTTACTAACAAAGGTTGCGCGTGGGCCAGCCTGGTCGTTCACAGTCACGTTCAACAGAGTGAGTGTGTTGGTGTTTGGGTCATTGCCCGTCACCACAACCGTCTCTTCTGCTTCAGTTCCTCGCGCCAAAATCAGCGAGTATGGATAGTTGGTGGTTGGGAAAGTCTTTGTGCTGATGAGCACGAGAGACGCCGCACCAGCTGCTGTGGCCGCAAGCAGGTGACCAGAAGCTTCGTCAACGAGCGTGTGTGGTTGTGTTAGGTCTCCGTTCAGGAATACTTTGTTGGTCTCCAAATCACGGAAACAGAACGATACCGATTCTTCAATCACCTGCCCTGGACTGAACACCAGCGTACCTAGCTGAAGTAGGTCTGATGCGTCACTGCACTGTACGATGCTTGCTCCAATTGCGGAGTCTGCAGAGAGTGCTGCAATGCGCGTCTTCTTTGGACCTGTGCAAATCTCCATCAGGCGCGCAAATACGTTGCGAACCACTTTCGGCTGCAACGCAACGCTCTTTGCTATGGACCTCCACTCGTCGTCATCAATTCCAATGAGTGGTCGGTCTAGCCCAAGGTTGGACGTGACAACGTTGAGGCGCACGCCATCCGCAGTGTCCAGGAACAACTGGTCACGTGCTTCTTTGATGGCACTCTGTTTCTTGACTACTGGCATCTACGTAACGATCACCAAGGAGTTTCCACTCACGTCAAACGGCACAGGGAGTTCATTCTCGAGGACCACGACATCAGCTGTCGGTAGTGTGACTGTGACATTGAACATGCCACTAACAGCCATGGCACGTTCGATGATCTCTGCGATGATCACGTCTTCGCCAATGCCGAGACCGTTGATGTACGACTCGATGGTCTCCTGCACCTGCGGAACAAGGTCCTGCTCCTGGATGCCTGGTGCAGCAGTTATGGACACGCGCACCGTGACACGTCGAATGATTGGAGTCTCCGCCAACACGTTCACACCAGCGGCACGAATTCCTGGGAAGTTGATTGGGTCTGAAGGATCTCCGTCGATGACCTTCTGCACTTTCGCAATCAGTGTCGTGTAGTAGATGTACGAAGCGGCGATCACAGACCCGGCAGTCACGCCAGCTCCTGTGAACTCGATCTGTCCCGTTCCCCGATTGACGTAGTAGTCGGTGCCCTCGACCTGAATTATTGGGCTACCTCCACCACCAGCATCTAGCCACAGACGTAAACTTCCACGCACCACTGGGAAATTTGCCAGTTGGAAGAAGTTTGCGCCTGCCTCAGCGTTGTCTTCGATTACATCGACCAGCGCAACCTCATCGCCAATGTCGTGTATCTTTGCAGTCACGCCTACTAGGCTGAGGACGTTTCCAGTAATGCCGGAAAATTCAAGAATCTCAGTCTGTGCTGGGTCGTCTGGGCTTATGAGGATTGATCCCTCTTGTGCCATGTCGGCTGCATCAGTGACTGTGATGCTTGCGGTTGGAGCAGCGACAGCAACGGATGCTGTTGTCCTGGCCAGTGTGACTTGGTCGGGTGTGAATCCTGTGCCGTCGTCCACGTAAACGATGACCTCGTTGTTCACGAAAGACTCGAGGATGTTGGACGTGGTTACACGCTGGCCAGTGATGTCGTCCGCTACACCGAGAACGCCTTGTTGGAGTGCTAGGACTGTTCCTTTCGACAGTGACTGGATTTGCTTGCGTGCGCGGTCTCGGAGGGCTGCGTCGGTCTCCAAGTCACGTGCGCCCGCGAAGTTTGCTAGGTTGGTAACGCCTGCTCCATCGAACGGGGCTGCTGTCACGAAAGTAGTGATACGTGCCGAGCCAATGTTCCCTGTTGATCCTGGAAGCTCGGCACGAGCGTTCAACGAGGTGCTTCGGAAGTTTCCGTTTACAATTGAACCTTCCTCGACTGTCACAAAGACTACAGCTTCCGCTGATCCACTGGCGGGAACTTGTGCTCGGATTGCGGAGGACAGCGTCTTGTCTGCTGATCCATCAACCAGTGAGACTCGATCACCCGCACTGTGTGCTTTGACTGTGGCTGCGCACGTGAGCGTGTCTGTGCCTGTGTTGTTGGCTGAGACCACTACGTCTTCTACGTTGATGGTGCCTTCGCCAATGCGGACGGTGATGGGAAATCCTGCAGTTGGGAAGCCGTCCGAAGATTCTAGAATCAGCGAAGTAGCACCTGGGTCAGGACTGGGATCGAAGGCCAGTGCTGAGGTCTTCAGTAGCCCATCAGTAATGTAGATGTCACCCGCAGCCGAAGCGGGCTGAAGCCTGTTGAGTCCAAACTCCTCCACTCGGTCGTTGAGGTCTTGTCCTGAGGCTGTGGACAGTCGAAACGCATCCAGCAGTTGAACCATCTGGAAATACTGCTCGTCGTCTTCCAGTGCCGCTGCTTCAATGATCGTGCGAATAACTGATCCGACCTCGAAGTCTGTGAGGTCGGTCTGCAGACGCACGAAGTTGATCATGTCATCGCGAATCTCCTCGAATGTTCTAGGTACGAATGCCATGGATTACCTGCGTGCGTCGAAGCTCACTGCGAGTGATTCATTCACGTCCGCAACTTGCAGTTCTGCGTTGACTGTTACGGTGTTCCCCTCGACGCGGAAATTTAGCCTATTTACGTCGCTGATCCTAGAATCAGCAAGCAGAGAAGCTCTGGCGTTGAGTTGAAAACCAATGAGGGTCCGAATGTTGGCTTTACTGCCAATTGGGACTTGAAGTCCAAATGCCGGGTGTGTCGGCAGAGTGCCTTGTTCTGTGGAGAATTTGATTTCCACAGCCTGCTCTAGGTTGGGGACCCCCGAGATAGTGTCAATGTCTCCTCGAGAATTGACTACCAGGTCGAAATCAGTGACACCACCTGCTGCGTCAAATGATGACAAACGCAGATCCCGCCCCAAGCGTTTGGTGAGGAGATCCGTCTCTTGAGACAAATCCAGCTCGACACCACTCTGCAGCTCGATGCCGTGAGACGGAACCAGAATCTGGTCCCCTGGGCGCAGAACCTCACTACCGTTCCCTGTAGGGTCGATATATGGCGCTTTGAGGTCGTTCAGAAGCACCAGCTCCTTCCATCGGGCCTGGTCCCCCAAGTACCGCTGGGCAAGCGTGAAGATGGTGTCGAAGCTCGTGACAGCTGCGATCTGCGTGCCTCCTGGTGCCTTGGTGTTGGACACGTTGGTGGGGCTGCCGCCCGTGCGTGGTGGGCCAGATGCTGGGTTGTTGTAGGCTCGGTTTCGTTTACTGAACTTGTGTCCAGTAGTCTCGCCGTAGAGTGCATCCTCAGCTGCCACCGCTGTGGACACTCTGAAGATCATTCTGTAGGCGTGCCAGGCTGTCGAGAGCTGGGTAGACACACCATCCTGCTTGTATGCGTTCAGAGCGGCTTGCGACGACTGCAGCTCAGCCATTAGGCCCAGCGCAGACTGCGCCAATGCAATGGTCGTGTTACGCGGGACCAGGAAAGCTCGTGACGAGACTGTGGTGACTCCTGTGAGCCCGTCGAAGAGTGCTTTGGCTGGTCCGATGATGTTGTTGAGTGTGGCCTGGGTGACTCCTACCGTTCGGTCTGATAGTGCTGTGGCTACTGATAGCGAGTTGGCAATGCGTCGTGTTGCCTCCGCCAAGCGAACATTGAGTCGAGTGAAGCCATTGCGCTTCTTGCGGGACTCAAAGGGGCGCTGAAAGAGCCTCAGGTCGTAGCGCTTGATGGTTCGGAGCTGGATGTCATACTTCGTGGTGAGAGGAGATCCAGAGTCTCGATTCGTCTTGAATGCCATTGGCTCGACGATCCACCACTCACCCTCTTTGCCGTTCTGCCACACCATCACGTGCCTGTGCGCGATGGTTGGGTTGCGTTTGATGTCGAAGTAGTGGCGAAACATGTTCTTGAGGAGGATCAAATCCTCGAAGCCACTCTGCGTTTTCTCTGCGTCTGGGAGCAGCGTCTCGGGATCAATCCTTCGTCCACTGAATGGGTTGGGGATGTTCAGCACAGGGATCAAAGGTGCTGACTTTTTCGATGGACGCAATCCAGTCGTACCTGCGATGGTGATGTCCTTGTAAATGCTTCCCTGATGTTCGATGAATTGACTACCGTCTTGCGTTGGGACGATCTGCACGGCAGCAGGCTCGTTCATAGACATCGATTGCGGGTTCATTTTGAAGACGAACTCAATTGCATCCTGCCCTGAGTTGGCAACGATGCTGGCTCCGCCATTCCCTAGAACACCACCAGACACCAGTGCCCCTGCAGTCGTACCTGCAGTGACGAACTCTGTGTCGATGATGGCGAGTGCGTACAGCCCGTCACTACCACTCCTTGAGCCACCAATGCGCCAGTTGCGTCGGACGCTGCTGGGGTCAATCACGGTGCTTACTATTTTGTCATTGGCCATCTAGATACCTCACACAACTGGGAATGGGCCAGGGACTGGTGGACCTGGTGCTGGGAAGACTGCGACTACGAGCCCGGTGTGTACCGTGATGGCTGCTTGGATTTCTGCTGCCTTACTGCTGTGTGTTCCTCCGACGACTGCGAAGATTGCCGTCAATGTCGCTGTGAGTGCTGCGCCTCCTGTGGATCCCATCCCAGGGGTAGCGAGTGCTACGACTCCCGGAGCCCAATACGCATCGATAGCTGCACTCATGCCACTGGCTACACCTGCAGGGGTTCCTGAACTGAACGCAGCAGCCAATGCCGTTTTCAGTGCTGGCAGTCCTGTGGCCAAGCCTGTGATTGGAAGCTCGGCTGGACCTGGGTTGATGACACCTCCTGTCCCTGCGTATGCATGGATCGCGTCTCCCCAAGCAACTCCTGCTGCTGCAACCGTAGGCAACGGGATAGTGCCGTCCAAGATGTCTTGGATGTCCGTCTTCAGTGCTGCGTTTGCGAGTGCCATTAGGGTGTCGGTGCCGCTTTCTGCCCAAAGATCCAGTCACTGAGCTGGTCATCAAGTGCGGCTTTTAGTGGCGCAAAGCTGGCCAGGAGTGTTGGTGATGTTCCCGATGGACCGACGCCAGTTGGGTGGACGTGGTCGATGAGGTCCTGCAGAACCGTTTCCATCAACGTCTTCCACGACTGGCCAAGCACGAAGTTCTCGGTTGCGTCCGCTTCCTTACCAAGGTGCAACATGCTGTAGGAGAACAGTTCCATGACCTGCCCTGCAATGAGGCGAATAACGTCTTTGTTGGCGAGCAGCGAAGTGAGGTCAATGCTGCGCTCCGTCATGTCTGGGAGTTCTCCAGGTGCACGAAGCACGTCGGGCAATGCAGATGTAGCCACGGACGGATTAAAGTTGATCTCGAATTCGCGCGCAGCCTTCACGTTGACGTAGATGTCCCCACCTGCGTCGTTCTCGATACGCTCTGGAAATGTTGGGTCAATGGGGTGATTGGCTTCGTTGGTATCGACGACGATGTCACCTTTGGCGGTGATTGCGAGTCGTGTCCCTTGGAACCGCTTCACCCAACGCCGACCTTGCACGATGGTGTCAGTGTCTCCTTGATTGCCTGTGTGTGCGTCCCGTCGATTGGCTGGGTGAGGGAACCACGTGGAGATGTACGGTTGGTGGATACTGCCTCCGATGAACTGGACGATGCACCAGTCGCCATCGAGTTGGTTCATCGGAACATCGTTGAAATCTGTGTTGTATTTCGTGCCATCGACTTTGCCAGTGACACCTCTAGGCAACTCTTCGTTGTAGTTGTCGATTCCTGTTCCTGAGCCAGGTGTGATGATGACGTTGGGAAGAATTGTAGGCTGCTGCGTTCCGTCATTGACGATCATCACGCGGGCCTGGCATGCGTACCCACGACCATCCTGGAAAACTCCAGCCAACGAATTTAATGGGTCATCTGAGCAGAACGTACTGAGAACGATGCCGAGCATAGGGCTCGATATTTGCTCATGCGCATAGTCCGCTGGCTGGTGGGACAATGCACCTTGCTCAATGCTTCCCGACCGCATCCTTGTCATGCGAGTGTTCCTCCACCACTACGTGGAATGACCAACTTCACTTGGTCTGCGCCGTACTCAGTCTCCACACCGATTTTAGTGGTCGATCCAAGAATCGCTATGCCACCGTTGATGATGACCTCTGGGTATTGGTCCGTCTCATTGCGACCAAGCTCGGCTTCACTTGGACCTTCTCCCTCTGTTGATGATCTCGTAGCACTGGTGTCTTTGACCTTGAAGAATCTTGCCAGTCGTCCCGTCGCACCACGGTTACCTGAGACTTGCTCCTCCGTCTGGCCAGAATCGTTTATGAACACCGGAGGAATGTACGCAGGGAATGGGTCATTGCGTTGCCCACGAGTCACACTCAATGTCGTGGTCATGGCTCCTGGGTACTGCCACTGGTGCTGGACTCCCTCAACGTAGTAGCTCTCGTTCCTGTCCTCCCAGTCGAGTCTGTAGCCAACTCGGATGTCTGGTCGTCCGCGCACGGTGATGGTCCCCGAGAGGAACTCGATGTTGTGTTGGTTCCAGTGGTCCATCATCAGCTGCCACCGAACCAAGTTCCTGCGGATCTGTGAGTTGTCCTTGGACCCTCCGACGATGCCTTCTATGTTGCGTGGTGACCAGTTTGCGAATTGCGTTTGACCTTCCCACACGCGAATGCCGTGCCTTGCGATGCTGATCTGGTTGACCACAGGAGAGAAGTTAGTGAGCACTGAAGTCATCTGCGTGGTCATGTCGGCACTGCTTCTCGTACCGAGCTGGAACACGTTGATGGTGTCTTCGTCGCTGCGACCAACTTCTGAGTTCTGCACGTCGCTGTTGTTGATGACGACAACATCGATATGCTTCCGCGCCTGTGCCTGTACCTTGTCGTTGAATTGCTTCGCAGCTGGGTGCAGTGGTGTCGCGTACTTGTAGATTGCGCGACCTGCCTGGTTCACGTTCACTGAAAAGATTGGCCCAAATGGCACAAAGGTCTCGTAAGTAGTTTTCAGGTCTACCGCGTCCAGGACAGCCTGGAACTGTGACTGCAGTGCTGCTGGTGAAAAAGAGTTGAATGCTGGTGGGGCTGGTGTTGGCTGGGCAAGGCTGGACAGATCGATACCCTCAACCACTGAGTACGGATATTCCCGAAACACGACTGCAGGCTGGTATCGAACAGCTCCAACAGATTTTGAGAAGGCTTCTGAGCCCTTCTCATTGATTCCCAACTCGTCGCTGGCACGTGAGTATCCACCCTCCTCCAGTCCGCCATCAAGTAGGTCGAACTCGTTGGTGGTGGATATTGGTCGAAGGTCGAAAATTAACTCGTTCACTTCCCCGTTGCTGTTGCCATATAGAAACTGCGCAAGGGTTTGGTTGCCCGCTTGCCAGACAGCTGCATTAGCATTGAACCCATCAATGCACAGCGCTTCGATGAAATCGAAACTCATCAGGTCCAGTATTCCGTTGGGGTAGCTTGCATCTGAGGTAGCTCGCACGTTGCGGTATGCGAGGAGCGCTGCGCTGCCTGTGAGCGTCTTAGCCGCCACGCGCAGGTCCTCTGCAAACTGTGCTGCGTCTCCAGAGAGCACTGCAGATTGGCTGATGTCTGCGTTGCGATTCGCCTCCGCTGCTTGCTTGAGCACGTCCTCCACAATGTCTGTGAGCTTCTGTCCTTTGAAGCCCAGGATGTCCACTGCGTCGAGAACCACTTGAGGAATTCGGCTCATGGCACGTTGGGCACGCTTGTCTCGATTCTCTTGAATCTGCTGCTGCGCACGCTTGTAGGAGTCTGGTAGTCGCCACTGCTGCCCAAGCCCAAGGATCAACATCAAGAAGTTCTCGATGAAGTCCGCTGGTGTGCCGTGTGCTGTGATTCCTGCGTTGCGCAGTGACGACCCTTCTGCGTCGTTGCGGAAGGTTGTGCGTAGTCGTCCCGAGTCGCTACGTGCGAATCTCTCATCAAGGACCTGGCGCATATACGCATTGAAGTACATGCTGGTTTTGTCGATTGCTTTTTGGAAGTCTGATCCCACGAGCGTGATGCGTGTGGACATCTCGCCGTTCTCATTGACTTGCTCTGTCCTTTGTACGCGGTCCACGTAACCAAACATGGTCCGCACGAGACCGCTCTCACCGTCACCTGGATCGATGTAGATATTGACGACATCGTTCGGGTAGACGAGATTGATATAGTTTCGTCTTGGGACAAGCTGCATCTGCCATCGTCCCATCGACTTTGTCTGCTTGCTGCAGTTCAGTGAGATGACATCACGAGAGAGTTCGACTTGGCCGCTCTCGTGCGAGTCCACAACCACGCACACGCGAGTATGGTACCGATGCGTGGTCATTGCCCTGCGTCCAGTCGCTTCTCTTTGCCTTTTGATTTTCCGTTCTTAACGGTGCCTGGATCTCCGCTTTTCTCGTGTACTTCTACGACGATTTTGGATCGGCGCTCTCTTGCGAATTCTTCGTCTCGCTGTTTTATGGCTTCTGCACGCTTCGTACCACCCTCCAAGACTGGAGTAATATCGCCAGTGCGCTTGGTTTCCGCCATATCCCTTGCAGCTGCTTCACGCTCGGATTTCGGGGTCATCAAGCTTGTCCTGGCCTTCCTGCTGTCAGCGCCAGCTAACAGATTTGCTCTAGTTCGCGCATCTGCTCTCTGCTGCGGAGATGCAGTGGCGTGCGTGACGCCCATGCCCTTCAGCGCAGCTTCATACAGTTCAGTGCCTCCTGTAGCTTGCTTCGCTAAGCTTCTTGCGTTGGCACGGGTTTGCCCGGCTCCGTAAGCGCCTGGAGCAGCCACAGACACACCTAGTAGTGCGTTGCCTCTGTCAGCGAGTTCTTTCTCAAGATCTACGCGAGACTGGCCAGACGCACCAGCAGACATGTCTTGTAGCTGTTTGATGGACACACCTTTGTATTTCTTGTTGAAGGACCTGCCACCAGACGTAAGGGCAGCTGTTGCCTTCTTGATGTCTTCTTTTCCGTTAATGACATTGCTTGCGCCTTCTATAATTGCTTTGACAGGGAATGCTTTTTTGAGGTGATCAAAGACAAACTCGAAGATGACTTTCAAGTCCGCGAGTATGCCAGCGATTTTTGGAAGCCACTTGAGCATCAGCTCATAGAGCATCTTCTGGAAGTTCTCGATCTTGTCGAGCATCTTCTGCGCCGCTGCACCATTGCCAACAGATTGGTCCATACGAGCTGCGATGCTCTTGAGCGTCGTACCTGCTTCCTTCATGGCGCGCGCCGCCTGCTTCTCGATGGGCTCGGTCTCCTTCATGATCTCGTCGATGCGTGCGAGATTTTCAGTGGACATGTTCCCAGCTTCAGACAGCCTGATCAGTTCCTCGCCCTGAGAGATGGACGTACCGAGGACTTCGCGCATCTTGAGGACTGCGTCTTCGCCAGTGCCGTACTGAGACTTCAGTTCTCCCATGACCGTGGCGAAACCCTCCGCGTTCTTGCCAAGTCCGCCTTCCCGCTTCTTCTCAGCGTCGTAGAAACTTGCACCACCACCTGGCTTGCCGAACCCAAAAGCTTGGCGCATGAACGCCATCCCAGACTCACCTCCGCCTGGCTGCAGAATGCCTTGTTGTATCTTGCCCATGAGGGCCATGCCGCGCTGGCCCTTGAATCCAGAGAGACCACTCTGCCCAAGTGCTGCTGCAAGCTTGGATATGCCGCCAGAGGCCACGTCACCAGCTGCCATCGCCTGCTGCGTCTGCATAAGCTGCGTGACGCCAGACATGAACTCAGGCATCCGCCCCTTCTCGAGACCAGACGCCATGCCTGCTGCTAGCAGTTCCTTAAACTCACGCTTTCCTGCGTTGCCCTTGCCTTTTCCACTGAATGAGGTGCCACCAGCTGCCATGGCTCCAAACGCACCACCCACCTCACCTTGGTTCATGCCAGTGGCACGCATGGCCTCCATCATTGGGACCACGTTGGTTGACCCAGTGGCTCGGGTCATTCCGGGGATCATCCCGGAGCGCTCCATGACGTTGTAGCCGAGATTTCCGCCTTTATAATTTCCTACCCTGCCCTGAGACTTTTGCTTCATGATCCCGCCGAAGGATTCACCAGTGCCGATGGCGGGGCTGAAGGATTGCATCGCAGACCTACGCATCTCAGCAGCTTTGAGTCCGTAGCCGACAGCGAAACCAAGGATCCCGCCACCAATCATCGCGGCGGCTGCGCCCCCAGCCCTGTTGACACGACCAAATGCACCACCCTTGGTCTGCTTATCGATCTTCCTGATGCGGTCAGTGGTGGTCCGGTAGTCCTTGGACTGCTCTTGCCTATTTTTGCGTGTGAAAGTTTCTTCGCGCTTGATGTAACTTCCGCGATCATCCCGCAACCGTTTGGTGTGCGTGGACTCCTCTTTCATGTACTTTTGCTTAGCTTTGTGCTCCTTAGCTATGCGCTTTAGTTCTTCTTTGGACTCCTTCTTCTCGATGCGGATCTGCTGCTGGCGTACTCGCCAAGTCTTCTTCTGAAGCTTGGTCATCTCTCGGAAGCTCTTGCGAACCTGCTGGAGATTGATGTCGATGGGTATCTTCATTCCCGCCATTAGTCACTCATCCCCATCAACATGTCTTCCCAACCCTCATCATCGGTTGGTCCAGTCTCTCCGAGCATTCCGTAGCGAGCTTGTTGCTGAAGAAGGTCCTGCTCACGCTTTGTGCCAGGAGAAGCGAACTTGCTTTGGTACTCACGCAAGCGCTTCTCGTCGGGCTCTTTGAACAGTTCATCTGCTGCCCCGCGCGCACGACGCACGGAAGCACGCTCCTCCCTGAGCTTATCTTTGTCCTTCGCAGACATCCCTTCCTCGAGATCAGGGATGAGACCTTTCTGCAGTTCCTCTTCCCACTTGTCGAGAAGTGGATCGCCTGTGCTCTCAAAGAAAAATTCACCATCTTCAGAAAACACCTTTCGAGCTTCAGAGGGATTCTTTTCGTAGAAGTCCTCGTAGTACTCGACTAGGAGGTCCTCAAGGGTTGCGGATTGGGCACACTCATGCGTCCAGGGAAGCTTGTACTTGTTGGTCCACCACCTGCGTAGGAGCGTTTCCAACTCCGGTTCCCTGATATTCTGGGACGCGGTCTTTTGTGCCCACGTTGTCAGATCCGCTTTCTGGAGTGTCCCCGTCTTTTTGTCCAAGACGAAAAAAGGAGGTCTCAAAGTCAAAGACTGCCCCATATACCTCCCGGACCAAGCCTAGATCGGCAAGCTCCGCCAAGTTGAACCAACTTGGTTTCTGGATTAGGGCTACTTCGAGGTGAGCAATCATGCCATTGAGGTAATCCGTGTCCTCATCAAGGCCCTGCCCTGTTGGGTTGCCCTCGTCATCACGCACGCAATACATGCCGCCTGCGAGTTGGCTTTTGCGCATCCCAACCTGGGAACGGTCTCGCACTGCCAATCGCTTGACAGTGAAAGTACCTTCGGTGATTTCACCCGTCTCATCACTCTTGTACTTGATGGTGAAAGTCTTTTGATTCTTTGGTGTGTTCATAGTTCCAAGTGGTTTCTTTGAGCGAAATAGAGCACGCAAACGGTCAATAAAACCGCTGCGTACCCATGCTCGCGGGAGTTTCCTAGACCGGATTCTCGAACTCGTCGCGGAGTCGAATGGTCACGAAGGTGACATTCTCGGAGACGATTCCTCGCGCTGAGATGTCGAAGCTGTGCTCGGAAGCTTTGCAGCTCTCGAACTGAGCCATCGTGTTTCCAGTGAGTCGGTCTTCGACCGTGGCAGTGAGGTCACCACTGGTGAGGATATTCTCCTCCACAGGGAAGATGCCCACAGCCTTGAGCGATTGCCCGATGACACGGAAGACCTGTGCCGAGAGCGTTGCCCGATAGGCAACTGGGACGAATTCACGGACCTCCAAGAGATCGATCACGTCCACAGGCTCGTAGTCGATAGACTCCGAACCGCTTACTCCACCTGCCCAGCCAACGGGAACTCCGTCAACTTTGAAACGAGCACGCGCTCCAGAAAATACATTTGCAGCCATACGTCAATCCTCCGTCTAGTGGGTTGTGCCCCTATGGGCGTCTTCATTTCAGCGAAAGAGACAGTCGAGACGGAGGAGTCGCGTGCTGCCGAGTACCGTGCCTTGGGCAATCAGTACCTCCAAGCTATCGCACACTAGAATCAACGTCAACTCCAGACATCGTAGGACCGCTTCACTTGCAGTTCTGTAATCGCTGGCTCCGCTATGGAGATCTTGATTCTCGGTCTTCGGCTTGTGGCAGGTCCGTCCCGTGTCTCTACCAAAAATTGCATCACCACTGGAAACGCCAGTGCAAGTGACTTGAATTCTTTCTCTTTCTGCGCACACCCGCCATTGTGGTCTGGGTGCAGCTCCCGAGCGAGCTTCTTGTACGCCCTCTTGGCGCTCGTGATGAGGTCGTTCATTCGCTGCAGATTCTCAGCTCGAGACTTCCCTTGAACACAATGCAGAAGTGCCTCACCACTTACTCCGAGCAGTGAGGCAACTCTTGCGTGTTCAGGCGTGTCGATCAGCTACCCCTATGCAGCCACAATGATTGGCAGCTGGAGGTAGATGTCGTTGAGTTGGAAGACGATGCCCGTGACCGGGAAGATCTCCACTTTGATGTCAGCGACAGTACCCACAATGCGTACCCGCAAGTTGCGGAAGCCCTTGATGATCGTGGTCTCCGTCTCAGGATCAAGTGATTCCACGATGATATGGTCTGTGAGGTAGTCAGCCATCTTGGCTGCCACAGACTCGCGGATGGATGCCGCTGTGGCTGGGGTCGCCTTCAGACCCGTGAACCTGTCCTCCAGAAACTGGCGGAGGTCATAGGCCACGTACCGCACTGCGTCACGAGTACTGCCGTCGATGAATGCGGTGTCGTCGTTCTTCAGGTGGGTCGTGATGTCACGAACCCAACGCACACCACCCGCCGCAATCTCGGCGAACATGATGCCACCCTGAAGGAGCTGATTGATGTCGGTTCGGTTGGTTGGGCTCCAGCTGGAGTCCCATTCGAGCTGGCTGGTCTTGATGTATTTGAAAGTGAGGGGTTCTCCAACCTCATTGGCTCCCGAGCGCATGCCTGCTGCGGCACAAGCTGAGGCCCACTCATCCATCAGTTTCAGGTTGCCGTCCACGTCGAGGAAAGCCATCTGCTGGGGAATGAGTTGCACGTCTGTGTCGTTGAGCGCAGCTGCTTGGGCCAAGAACTGTGTCTTGGTGCCCTTGAAGCCCAGGTAACCGCCCTGCTCGTTCTTGCCTTGCAGGCGTGCGTACTGCACGTGCGAGAGCAACTGAGCAGCCACGGAGGCCATCTCAGCAGTCGAGCCGTTGCCCTCATTGGTGAGGTCCTGGCTGATGAGCGGAACGATATGGTTGGCTCGAGTCTGGACAAGCTCGTCGAAGCCAGCCTGGAAGTTGGAGTTGGCCGAGATTCCTCGGGTGCCTCCGATGAAGAACACAGGAACATCGCGAATGGTGCCAGAGACGCCGCCCGTGTAGTCCGGGATCTCGCTTCCTTCGGTAGCCCCAACCGTAGCTCTGGCTGCCGTTGCGAGAGTGGCGAACCGGTTGATCCAGTCCACAGCTTCCTGCAGATCCCTGCGGAAGGTTCCCTTGGTGGATGGAGTGATGTCGGTGCCGAATCGAACATCCACAGCCGTGTTCCGTTGACCGAAGTCGTAGGTGTTCAGGAGTGTGGTGTCGGGGTTCACACCATTGGGGATGGTCGCTTCGTAGTTGGTGTTACCGTTTAGGTAGTCAACCAGCTGTCGAAGAGTAGTCAATCCAGCAGTCGCGAATACGATTGCAAGGTTGTCTGCAGTCGGAGTGACTGTGCTGGTGAGCCCAGTGGAGAGCCCATTGGTGCCAGTGATGCTTACCGCCGACGTGAGCACGTTGATGACATCGACAGCACTCACAGCCAGTGCTGCGATCTGTGAAGTCGTGAGAGCGTGCCCAGCCGACAGTGTGTACACCGACGCAGGTCCGATGGTGTTGCTGGCAATCTCACGCTGCGACCCATCAGCGAATCGCATGAACATTCCGGCTGCATCGTTCGCACCCACCGCACTGATGTCCGTTGTGATGATCAATCCTGTGGCATCAATTGCAGTCGAGTTGCCTGCGATGAACGACGGACCACCAACGTACTTGAGGTCGAGGAAACTTTCCCCACCAACTTCTGGTGAGCGCTCCACTTGGTCCTCAAAGGCGAGTGTGACGACGAATCCATCACCAACACCTGCTTCAAACTCGACAGACACTTGGTTGGTGTGTGCGCCGTAGTCTGCGGAAGTGAGGAGTAGTTGAGATTGGAGAATCTGCACTACGGCTGCAGCAGCAGGTGCGGCTTTGAAACCAGGAGACACTACAATCGTGTCCACCGTGTTCGATACGATGCGCCGCTTTTCTCCCGTAGCTACCAGCTTGAACCACCTACCAGCGTGCGCGTTGACCACCATTGTCGTGTTGGTTGTCAGCTGAATGGACGTGGTCGTCGGTGCACCTGCTGCTGTGTCTGCTATGAATGCATCGTCACCAGGCAGCTGTGTCCCGCTTTGGGTTGAGTTGTTGGTCTTGTAGATGACGCACCGGAATGCGCCTCCAGGAATTCTTGAGTCACCGGATGGCCCAAACGCAACGCGAATGGCATCGGCCAGTGGACCAGACCGTAGTGCTGCCTTGGCTTCAGCGGGATCATCCATGATGATGAGTCCACTTGCGCCAGGGATTCCTCCGTCTGCTTCACCCAGCAGATGGACTATGCCTGTGGCCGAAAGGCCGATTGGTGCCAACGCGCTTGGATTGATGCGCGTGAGGCCACCTGGTTTGAACTGGGTTTGTCCCCCAAAATTAACGAATCGTGTCATGGCTCATTCTCCTCTGCTTGCTTAGTATTTTGAGAACAGGTCAGTCCATGACTTGGCTGTTCGTCGCCCATTGGTTCCGCCGCGCTTACTCAACCAAGCAACCATTCCCGATTTGTGGTGCTCAGGCTTCCCTGTGTATGCGAAGTATCTCGAGAAGGTGAGCATTGGCTCAGGCTTCTCAGTTTCGATTGGCTTCTTGTCATCAGACTTTTCAGCTGGAGGAGGTGAAGACATGGATGGAGCGCTTTTCACTTCTTCCACTTGCTCGACAACAACCTCTTCTTCTTTTTCTGATTCTTTGTTTCTCTTAGACATTTTCTAGCTCCTATGGACTCGTTGGTGTGACGGTGCTTGTTACGTCACTCATAATCACTGGACCATCTTCCGTGGCTTGGCAGATCCTCAATCGGAACTCTTCTGCTAGTTCCCCCAACTCACTGAAAATATCGAATGGGTACTGAAAGTCCACGTTCAACGCACGCATATATGCGAAGTCTGGTTGATATTCAGTGCGTGGGATGAAATCTGTGGCACCCATCTTCATGTTGATGATTCCCTGCCCTTCCAGGAACGTCCTGGAGAGTGTGAATATCGATTTCACGATGGCGTGCAGATAGATCGTAAACTCAGGGTTTGGTCCGATGATCTGTATTTGGTGCTGCAGATTGTAGAGACTGCCAAGGCGCTCAGTGCGTGCTCCACCACTTTTGTTGAAGATTGCCCTCGGTTGTCCGATGACCTCTTGTGCTTGGTTGCGGATCACAAACACAGTCGTAGCATCCGGCGTCACTTGCCAATTTGGTGACACCATGAGGGTGTCCGAGCCGTTGGCGTTGATGCCGCGCTGTTGACCGACGCCAGTTCCTCCGATGAGGTGTACCGTGTGCCCACGCCCAGCGTATTGGCTGGATGCCCAAGCTGCGTCACCAGCTGCGAAGGTTGCCTTCAGTGTGTTCGCTGTGCCTGTGAGTGCTCTAGCTGGTCCATACGACACAGAACCAAGACCATTAAGATCGGATACAGAAGCAGCACCACCTAAAATCTCATCAGCGAGTTCGTCCTGCTCGAAGGTGTCAAACGAGAACGCATCAGGCTCGCAGTCCACGCCCATGATGTCACCCAAGAACGCTTGGCTCTCGGTCTCAGACTTCAGGAGGATGATGATCGCAGGAATCTGCAGCTCCTCCCTCGGGTAGTTCACGTCGATGTAAATTCGATTCTTCAGCAGGAAGTCCCGCATCTCGCCAGCAGACTCTTGGTCCACGTTGCGGAACAACTGATCAATCAAACGTGTGTCGTCACGCAGTGCGCGGATGCCTCGTTGGATAGCAGACCGAAAGATGTACTCGGGTATGAGACTCAAACTTCCATCCTCTCGATCAATTTCGTGAAGATCTTGCCTGCAATCTTTGGTGCCTCTGCCTTGACCTGCTCACCGATGGCAGCTGCTTGCGTGCCTGGGTGCCACCAGCTTCCCTCGGGTGATGTCTTGCTCACCGTGCGGAAGCCGCCGTCGCGCATTGGGATGACGCGGTACGGAAAGCCCTTCAGGAGTCCTGGTTTCATGTCGAAGCGTTTGATTCCCTGCTCAATCGCAACTGGTCTAAAACCTGTGATAGTCCCCTCCACACCCACACTTGTAGCTGTGATAGTGAGACCAGCCAAGTACTCAGCCGATGTTGTGTTGAGCTGCGCTTGTGCCTTCTCGTGCCACACACGCTCAATCTCATCGCGAAACTGCTTCAAGCCTTCTTGGACTTTGGCTTCAATCTTCGCTTCCATTTCGCCCCAGTCAATATCTGGTTGCTCGATGTTGACGTTGAGCGCTGGCTGCCCTGTTGCTTCTTGTGACATCAGCAGGCCACACGATCTGAGATCGAAATTCTGTCCGCCTCGGTGATGTATGGGCTGTCGTTGATATGCGCGACGTGACGCTTCCGAAGAATTATGAGAGGACCCATGTCCCTGTTGTCTCGATCAACACGCTCTTGTGGAGGAACGAAGGCAATCCACTCGAAGAATGCGGTGTACTTGATCGTGTACGCGGTTCCCTGCGCGGGCGCGTTGCCTATCCAGTTGATGATTCGTCCTGGACCAAGCTCGAAGTCACCCGTCCCATAGACGACACCATTCTCATCCTCACACCAAAGCGATTGGTCCGGTGAGTACCAGAGACGGTCCTCAGTGATCGAGACGTTGTTCGCGAGTCCCACGTTGTCCTGCATATGCGCAGCACCACGAACAATGGTCTGTCCGTCGTCGAGCGGCTGCGACCACGTGGCTGTGAACTTGTCGTTGCGTGAGATGCGACGTTGGTCTTGACCACAACCTGTGAATCCTGGACCGATGGAGAACTGCATGTCCCCTGGCTGCGCTATGCCTGCGTCAAGGATGTTCTTCTGCTGGCGAATGCTTGTGGCGAGACCGCGCACCAGCACCGGGCTGCGGAACAGCCAACCATCAGCATAACAGTTGCTGCAGTGTGGACTTCGGTTCTGTCCTTGCGCATCGGGGATCATGTTCAAATGAACATCACTTGTGCGACACTTCGGACACGCGAGGCCAAGCTCGTGAATCATGTCAGCCCCCCTATTCGCTACTAGCCCGTCTTGGAAGCCAGCTTGGAAATCGATTCCAAGACCCGTATTGAGATTGCGAGTCACGGACTAAGTTTCAGCTACGAAACCCTAATAGTCAAGCGGTTCTAGGGAGTTGCCCTTGACATGTCAAGGCTGATTCTAAGCTCTCTCTTGACTGGTCAAGAGCTATAAAACAACCATATTAGGACCACGAAACGCGCCCCGCATATGCTTGATGTTGGAGTCGATCCACTTCTTGTAATCTTCAATGGTCGCACTGAAAATGCCGAAGGTTGCGGAGGCTGTGTAGCTCACCGATTCACTCACGCCATCGCGGCTGATGGACTGGCTGGCGTAACCACCACGGAATGCTTGACCAGCAATGGAGAGCACGTCCATGGCAGCCTTTTTGGCCACCAGTTCCAGCAAGATCTGCGGGGTTTTGCGGTAGCCGACGAGCGCTGTAAAGTTCCAGAAGTTTGGCAGTGGTACAGGCCCGCGTAGGGATTCTACCCAGACAAGTCCGATGAAGTTGAACGCTGCTTCCTGGTTGAAGGGAACCAGCTCCACCCAACCAGTCATCTCGTGTGCTTCGACCCATTCCAGAGCGATGTCCACAACTCGAGTGTTGCTGATCTTGCCGTAGAGTTCCTCGAAGCAGAGGATTGGGTAGTATGGACACTTCCAATTGATCCAGTGACCTGAAGCAGGTGCCTGGTACATGATCGCGTCCACGATACAGTCGTAGTCCGCACCCACAAGCTTGGGGTAGTCCTGCTCTGATGGGTAGGCGTAAATGTCTGGATCTGGCTCTGTAATGATCCTAGTAGGCTCCAGGTAGATGCCAATAGACACGTCTTCCACCCAGCTGATCGCTTGGCCAATGATGGCTCGGATGCGTGCGTCGTCTAGAGGCTTCCTGTCGATGAGCAATTCCTCAGCACGAGACTGCGTTGGCAGCGCTGTGATGGAGGAGACGCGCACCTTGATCCAGTCTGATGTATTCCCACGTCGGAGGGTGTAGGTGTTCTTGCCCATCACGACAGCGGCTGCGGGTCCGTCGCACCAGCTCAGGAGCCTGGTGACAGTAGCAGTTGATGATTGGTTGAGCAGGCCAAGCGTGGTCGTAGCGGTACCCGTGGGGTCCACCAGGAGCGAGAGCTGCCCTCCAGTAACCTGAACCTTACCGGAACCGTCATCCACAGCCGACAATCCTGTATCGGCTGCGATGACAGCTGCGACCTCTGCTGCGGTTGCCGCCCCGATAGCCCCGAAGTCAGCCGTGTTGAACGTGGCTGTCAGCGGGTCCCCACCATCGACGCGGAGGACAAGAGTTTCACCATCCACCAAAGCAAAAGGCTCTGATGTCACCCCGGTGACGCTTGGTTGTTCAGCAATGCTGAAATTGAAGGAGAGCGGATACCACTGCTGCGGGTGCTTCAGTGAGATGCTCTCGACCGTGACTCCAGTGATGATCTGCGGCTGCTCCGAGACTGCCAGCTGGTCGGAGCTGAACTGGTCGGTGCCGTGAAGATAGTCCCCTCTGAGTCGGTCCAATGAAATGAGCGAGATTCGGAAGTCCTCGGTAGTGCTCCCGACCGATGGAGTCGTGGCTGAGTAGGCTTTGACGAAGTACTTGCCCCGCCGAGCCATTGGGATGTCCTTCTCGTTGACGATGTCGTTGAGCACGAACTCGAGCGCACGCATGCCCGCGACAGGGTTCGATAGCGTGAGGATCTGCGTGGCCAGGATTTCGTCCCGCGCGCGCCGCGCCTTCATGAGCTGGACGTAGATCTGCTCCCCATTGAGGCTCACGCCCTCAAAGGCAACGGTCACCATGATGGTGTCGCGTTCCTCCTCGAAGCGTGAGTACTCCTCACGGTCAACGTCAACCGCTATTGAGGTGGGGGCTGCCAATTAGGTGACTCCAGTAAATAAGTTGGCGCTTGGTTGGTTGGGGACCACTAGGGTCCGCCTGTAGTTGGCCTCGGGGATGAAGATTTCCACGTCTGCCAGCCGAACCAGTGTCAGAAAGAACTCGCCATTGGCGTCTGTCTTCACGCTCACGCGCCCGTCCGTTATGACTGCGGAATTCTGCTCGATGGATGGGACACCCAAGATGATTGCGAGCACTGCGGCGTTGGCCACAGGCTGCCCTGATGCATCATTAACGTTTCCAGTGAGGATGCAGGTCTCCAGGGATACTGTGCCTGCCCCGACCACACCAACTGCCAGGACGTTGACGATGGTGACCGATTGGTCAATGAGTGCACCCTGAACTTTGATTGTCAGC